GTGTTTTTTATGCTGCTTTTACTCCTGGTCTCCCTGGGTATTCGGCCAGCGCTCAGCGCGCAGATCTCAATTGCCCTTGCCGCCATCGCCTCAACCGTGTTTGGTGTTCGCTGGGCAATCACCGCCACCAACACAGAGATCGACCGCCGCCGTCCGCTTCCAGAGCAGCCCCAAACCTCCGAGTCAATCCAATTCACCAACGTCGACCAGGTTGCCCGCCAAGTTCTGGAATTCCACTACCTCGACGGGAGAGAAGCCACACGCCCGGAGTGTGAATTAGCCGGCATCCAGCAAAGAGACTGGAACAAAGTCAACCAGGTGTTCCATGCGATTGGGATCAAGCATACGCGCAGCTGGGCTTTCGGAACTTTCGAGGAGGCGCTTGCCCTGTACCGCGCCTGTGTCAGAGTTGACGATCGTGCGATCTGGACCCGCCCCACTCCCAACGCGACCTCCTGGAGTCGCATTGACCGATAAGGTTTGAAACCTAAACCATGCAACCGCGTACTAACATCACAACGATCCAGGACGACGGCCCTAAGTGGCGGGCTGTTGCTGTGTTGGTGTTTGCTTGTGTGCTGCTGGTTGTTTTGGTTGCGGGTGTTCTAATCTTTGCTGATTGGTTACAGTTAGACCAGCGCGCCGCCCTTGCCATCCAGGAGGCCCGCCAGGTCTCCGAGGCCACACAGGGTTATAAGGTTGTTTTTTGGATCGTGTTTTGGGTTGCGCTTGCGCTTGTTGTTTCAGCCGGCGCGCTGTCTGTTTCAGTTGTGTTTACTGCGCGCGCCTACCAGGTTGTCCGTGATGTGTTCTACGAAAGGAGGCTTATCACCCAAATTCACTCCCCGCCAGTCTTAGACAAACGACCCGAGCAAAGATTGCTCGAGTCGTCAGGTCAGGTCCCCGCCAAGAGACAAGACCGAATAGAGTTTAGCAGATACCAAGAAGATTTGCAAGACTCCTCGGCCAGGGTGGGAACCAAAAGCCATAATCAATAAACAATAACGTTCAGATTACCGTTTAATTACGGAGGCACCATGTGTTTGCTCTGGTCTATCACCGACCCAAACGCCGATCTGGTAACCCATGTCCGAGCAGCCGCCAATTGCTATCAGCGTAGATTTGGCGTAAAGCCCATTATCGCATGGATTCATCCAGCACTCGAAGATGGTTGTTGTTCTATCGATGGGATCGAGATCAAGGTTACAAAAAAGGTCCCTAAAAACTATGTGCTTGTCGGTGTAAAAGGAAATTGATTGAGTTCTCGGACATCATACACAGTGCCCCGTCCAGGCCGTGGACGGGACACAGAGCAACGGAATGAGAGACTTTGATACTCTGCATCGTGAGGTCAAAATTGACTATAAAACGCTTAAATCATGGCGCCTGGTTGCGCAGAAATGGAGGCTATCCAAAGGCACAACCTACCGAATCGCCCACAACATTGAACCTAAAACTTTGGAGATCCGCCTACTGTTGGATCTCCCTCTACCCGAGGCCAGGGTGATCGCCATTGCCGGCATTGTCCCCAATGGAACCCAAACCATCGGCGCCTTACGCTGCATCTGCGGAGATTGGTTCATCCCCAACCACCCGCGCCGGCGTAAATGTTTTATTTGTTCACCTTACAGAAAGGGAGGGAAACACCATGTTAGTCATTCAGCTAATCCACCGCAATGAACCCGAATTCGAGTTTGCCATCATGCGCCAGCTATTAGACATCGAAATCGAACGCTGCCTGCATTGTCGCCAGGTGTACCAAGACACCGGCCACCTGCCACAGCACTGTATCCACTGCTCAACCGTGCGCGATGACCGCTGGTACTTCCAACTCAACCAGCGCGCCCAGGCCATCGCCCGATCCGGCTTCACCTTGGAGACCATACCAACATGACTCACATCACCCCCGAAGAAACCAGTGTTTTCCGCCTGCTCAAACGGACCGCCATCGTACTCTTACTTTTGCTCCGTCTGGACGCACCCACCGGCGAGACCGAGATCGCCCGCATTCTGGAGATCGACCAGGAAACCGCCCGACACTACCTCCGTAGCCTGGCCGGCATCGGCTTGATCGCACGCGCGTTCTATCATCATGGCTACATCCTGACCGGGCACGGAAAACAAATGATCCTGGGCCAGAGTGACCTTATAGGGCCACCCGCGGAAAATCCGCGACCACTCGCGGATTCCGCGAGTCAGCTTCCTGCTGCTGCCTCACTCTCTTCTATTAGAAGCTTAAAAGCAGAAGAAGAAGAAGAGGGGCAACCCGCGGAAAATCCGCGGGTTGGTATCGAGGAACGAATACAAGCTTTTAGGGATAACGGAGTAGGCTGGAATAATTATGTTCAAGAGGTCTGTTTGATGGATCATGTAACACCAGACTTAATCAATTCTCAAGCAAAGCGACTCCTCCAAGAAAACCGTTTCTCGCCCGGTCTGCTGCTCATGGTAGTCAAGTGCAATGATCCAATACCCCAACCAAAACGCAGCAAAAGAGATCCACGCTCTTATGACGATTGGAATCGGTACCGATATGTCGAAGGCGAGTTTGCCGAGTTTATAGAACACTAGGGAGGGACAATGACTACCAATCACAAACCATCCAAAAGACTGTGTACCATCCTATCCGATCTACTCCAACGCGCCGAGGCCAACCCCGGCCAGCCCGTGATGACCAGGTTGACCAATAACCTGCGCATTGATCTTAAAGTCGCCGGAAACGTAACCATGCTCTTGATCTCCCGCTCCGATGTATTCCCCTCTCTAACCGAATGGCATACCGTACTCAGGCACTGGCCTTACCCTGTCCAAGCTATTCCAACACAGGTAAGCATACCTGAACGCAAGTACCTCAAAGCCTACTGGCCTTGTCAAAAACGGTTTGAATTGTACCTCGAAACGAATAGCGTATAGCCATTATGATACGTCGCCCCCGCGCCTTCCCGGCCCCGCCTGCACCCGCCCACACCCACACACACGCAGGCAGCCCGGCCAAAACAGCAACCAAAACCAGCATGGGATTATGGCTACGCGAATCATTGAGTAGCAATCGGCCCGATCGCCAGCCAATGAAAGATCACCTGAGTCTTATTCGCCGCTGCAAACCAATAAATCTCGAAGGCCGCACCTGAGGAAGGAGGCGCCTGACATCGACAATCTTGGAATAAGGGAGTAGTACTCGCCACCGTGCAAATAACAATAGGCTCACCCGAGAACACGGCCGGAAAGTTAACTGACATCGATCCACTTGTAGCAGCCGTTCCAGTCCACTTGCTTGACCCGACCAGGATCATGTAATCATGAGGAACATACTTGACGTTCCCAGGATATGACCAGTCGTTAGGATCAGCGCCCAGGTGATAGCGCAAAGTTCCCCCAAGCGTAGCTTTCCGGCCAGGTTTTAACCCGCCTATAAATTCGTCAAACCCGTCAAATGCATCAGACATAGAGGCACCTATGAACAAGAGAGACAAACGAAAAATCTATTGTGTCCGCTACTCAAGCATGGACGATCTATACTTCGTTGTCCAGGGAGGTAAGCTTACTTTCAACGAAGCGTCATCCATTGCCGACAGTCTCAATAAAAGCCACCGTCTAAACAAAAAGCGATGTCCTACATCGCCGGAGCCCGCCAATGACAACCAAACCGATCGTTATCATCATTCAGCCAAGTAAAGATAAAAGCCTCGAGGAATACCGTAACCTGGCCGAGGAGACGCTTTACAAATACTACCAGCGCAGCCCAACCGCCCTAAAAAACATCCCACTCAGCGAAAAAGAAAAGGGCGACATAGCCTATAACAACGCCCTGGCCGAAAACCTGGCCAGGAACGCTCCACCATCCAGCACACCTAACGGAAAGCGAGTCGTATAACTACCCAACTACTCAACTAACCAACTACTCAACGAGAATCCCATTTATCAAGTTCCCATCCGGATCCCCACGCCGGGCCAGACCGGGAAGATTGCTCTTGGATCTTCTTCAGCTCGGCGTGGAACTCTCTTAGCTTACGCTGGCCCCATGTGCCAATCAGCCCGATCGCATACAAGTCAGTTCCCGCCACTTCCGTCAGATCCACCGCCCGGCTCATCGCCGCATGTGCAGCCGCACCCAGCACGATCAAAGACTCATGCTCCGCGATGAGACTGGTTGCCGTAGCAGAAGCCAGACCTTCAATCGCATGGGGAATGAGATACCAAACCCGCACCTCGTCATCCTCCTGGGGCTCGGATTGATCAACTGTATCCAGGAACAAGACCGGACGCGCATCATCCCAATACAACCGAAAGCCTTTCACCCGGTTAGGAGGCCAGGTCTCCGAGGTAGCGGTAGAGTCATACGGCCACCAGACTTCAGTAACCCGGGTTATGCTGGTAATAGAGTCAAGCGCGATCTCACGACCATCCCCCGGCAGGGTGATAACCGTTTCCTTGCCCTGGGGATTGACGTAATTGTACTGATCTAAAGCCTGTTGGATCGCCTCATCAAGCAGAGCCGCGGTAAAGATTGCATTGCCCGTATCCTGCAGCATCAACTCGACTCGATCCCGGATCTGTGCTAAGGTGCTCATCGCCTACAACCTACTTCCCCGTAGAAGCCTTGACAGCTGCTGATCCGGCAGACTTCCGGGCAGTCTGTTTTTTTGCAATCTTCTTTGCTGCAGCACTGGCCACCGGTACAGTTTTCTTTGCAAGCGGTTTTGCAATCTTCTTTGCTGCAGCAGGCCCGCCAGGCTCACTTTTCTTTGCAGGCTTAGCGGGCGCGGGGGCGGGCGCTGGGACGCGCTGCTCCTTAGAGGCGCTCTCTGCCTCTGCCAAGTGTTCGCTTGTGTAAATGAACTTGTGCCCGACCAGATCGATCACACTGACAAACGTTCCATAATCCCTAAAATTCCTCAACTCCTGGGGCTCACAGCCCAAGATTATAGCTGCTATCGCTTTCCTGTCCATCTCTTTTCGTATCCTTTCACGCCTTTCGCGCCTTTCACGCTCAAATGCGTAAAGTGTAGTTAACCCTCGACCCAAAGTACTTAAACACCGTAGTCGCCGCAGCACTGACGATCAACTCCACATGATAAGACTCATCGTTATCTATCCAGGCGGGGGTATCCAGGGTAAGAGTCATCTTGTGCTCATCCACCGCCTTGCGCTCGGCAGCCGTATCATGTGCAGCATTCAGGGTGACAGCCACAGAAGCCGCTGTCATCAAGGTGCCTGTCACCGGCAGGGTATTCTTATAAAGCGCCACCGTCGCAAAGTCAGTTGCCGCAGCCGTGGCGATCTCATACCACACATCAATCGATTGCAGATAAGCCCCCCGCGAGGCAACCGAGTTCGAGGGAATCTGAAGCGGGATTTGCAGCGTGAAAGCAGCCGCCCCTGCAGTCCGATTCCTTGACCAGACATTAGAAGCAACCGTATCCGTCCAAGTCCCCGCCGAGGCCATAGACCGGCTCGGCCCCTGGAACTGTGACATCGAGACATTGTGTACATAACCCATGTTTCACGCCTTTCGCGACTTTCGCGTGCTTCGCGGTGGTTGGGAGAGCACGGAGGGGACGCGCTCTCCCGTTACCAATCCTGAGGCCGGGCAGGAGGAGACACCCGACCGGCTTTACTAACTTGATTCGCTGACCTTCCATCAGCCCGACTGTGTAGGGGGGTTACAGCTTCCCAGCATCTTTACCGTTATAAGCCACGGTTGAAGGCATATCCAGTGTGCCAGGTCTAACCGACTCAGCCCAATACTTTTTAGGTAAAAGTATCAAACTACTTAACTACCCAACTACCAAACTACCAAACTACACGCGCAACGTGTAATTGACAATCGCCCCGAATATCTTAAACACAGTCGTACCCGCGCAGTCCACCACCGCCTCGACGTGATAGTGCTCATCGTTATCGATGAACACCGGGGTATCCAGGGTGATCACCGCTCGATGCTCGTTTGCCGCGTAGCGTTCGGCAGAGGTGTCATGCGCAGCATCAACCGTCACACCACTGACCACCGCGGACGAGTTCAGCGTCCCCGACACCGCGAAGGTATCCTTGTAAAGCGCAAAGGTTGCAAAGGCATCCGCCGCAGCCGTACCGATCAAGTACATAAACTCAATCGAAACCAGCTTGCAGCCCTTCAAGGCAACCGAGTTCGAGGGGATCGGGATGGGGATATAAGCAGTAAAAGACGCATCTGCAGCAGTCCGGTCGTTAGACCAGACGTTAGAAGCCACTGTCAGAGTCCAGGTCCCCGCGCTCACTCCGATCTGGTTGGGCGGGACAAACTGGCTCATGGCCGTATCATGTACGTAACCCATGGTAAAAACCTCCTATGTATGGGCAAGTCGCCGACCCGGTCGGACTGACTTGCCTAAGGTGGGTGACAGCCAGGCGGGCAAGCAAACTCCTGACATCTCCCGGGTTGATTAGACCTGTCACCCTAAGTATGATTCTTCAACGTTCCAACGTTCAAACTTTCCAACGTTCAAACGCTTTAGACGTTCGATTTGTGCAAGGCCCTGAAGTCCTGCACCAACACGGCCAGAAAGTGGCGCACCTTGATCCGGTGTTCGTCGTTCATAAACACCGCTGGGGAGAGCTCATCCCCAGCCACGAAGATTTCCGGCAGCAAGCCGAAGCGCTCGCACACCACGATCCCAGCCACCAACCGGGGATCCACAACCGCAGCCCAGTTGTTAGCATCTGTCCACTCGGGCACCACCACCACGTCGCCCAACTCGCCGCGCTGTAGATTCTCGGAGTAGATGGTAGCCGCGTTCTCCCATTCGGGATAGAGAATCTTCATGGCGGTAAGCTTCAACTCACGCGGCACCAGGCAGAACTTGGGATCTATCGCCATCGCTGGGCCAGTGCCATAGTAGCCGGTTTCCTGTGCGATAAGAAGCGGTTGCGAGTAGACCGCGTTCGAGACCACTTCCCACTCCGCCGCAGCCAGGGCCGTGGTGAGCAGGTTGGCATGACCGCCAAGCGTGGTAACCGCAGTTGCATTGAACAGCGCCCCAGTATCAGCCATCGTAGGCCCGACACCCGCAGCAGACGAGAACACCTCCGCCACCAAGGCAGACAGCTTGCGGATCCCCGCCTTGGCCAGCTCGCGCGGGTAGAGCGCCAGCTTGCGCGCATCATCCCGATCGATCAGCTCCAGGGTCAAGGGCACGTAGCCGCCGTACTTGGTGAAGGAAGCCGTCTCCGGAGAGTCGCCCACCTTCAGCTCGGTATACTCGCCGCCCTCCGCCACCGTTGGAAGAGTCCCAACCGTACCAACCAGGGTGCCTGTCACCAGGTTGAGAGACTCGAAGTGTTCCTGGGCAGTGACACGTGTCCACCAGTCGTACCCAGCCGCGCCCAACTGCTCCCATTGAGTCGCCACGATCTTATTCATGGCGTTCTTGACCAGGCCGGCGAAGTTCACGGTAGTGGCCAACTGTACGCGCTCGCCATAAAAGCCACCGTACAGATCCCGGTCACCGGTCAGCATCATGTAGAGCTCTTTGATCCCGGAGAGGCGGCTCACGCGTAGATTCTCCGATCCCTTCTCCCGTGGCGCAGCCAGGAGATCATCCACCGCGGCCTGCAGCTGGTCATCCGTGGAAAACATGCCATTGATCCGGTTTGGCCCAGCCACCACACCCCCGCCCACCAGAGCAGATACCAGCTTGCGCGCCTCGTCAATCGCCTGGGTCAACTCACTCGGGTCAAAGACCCGCCCAGTGAATTGCTCGCGCAGGTGATCGGCCATGGCCATGGGAAGTTTAGCCGAAGCCAGACCCGACTCCAACAGATAAGCGCACATCTGCATACGCACTGCCCGCGCTGCCTCTGCTTCTTTGGCCAACGCTTCCCGTTCCTGCTGCACGGCCAGGAGAGTCTTCACCGCTCCCAGGTCGTTCTTCAGTTGGATAGCCAGATCCCCACCGCCGCCGGTCGATGGGGAGGTAGATTCAACTGCCGGCGCAGCGTTTTGGGTGTTACTCATTTCCGTACCTCCTATTGAGAATTGTTGAGACTCAACGTTCAAACCTTCCAACCTTCTAACGTTCAAACGTTGATTTGAACCGACACTATTAAGGGCGCGCACAAACGCACCCCCACGCGCCGGATTGACCACAAGACAAAGTTCAATCACACGCAGAATCTTCTGTATCTCTCGCCCTTTGGCAGTAAAGACCACGTCCGCAGAAAAGCCCACCTTGGGTCTAGGTTCACCATCTGCCAGGATTTGCCGACCTAGTTCTGCCACAAGCTCACCTGACGGCCCAGATGTGATCAGATCCAACCGCACCCCCTGATCCTCCGCCGACCAGCGCGGATTGCGGAAAACCCCGGCCAGGTCACGCACCGATCGATCCCCAAACCAACCGCCATGATCGACAAAGCAATCGACGCCATCCCAAAGAGGGACAGACTCAGCCAAAATAGCCTCAGAGAATGTCCAACCATTCGCTTCTCCAGCCGTGATCGCTAAGACCTCGAACTTGCCCGTCGCCATCACGATCCCGGCCGCAGCCAGCCTTTCGCGCCTTTCGCCTACTTCGCGTATTTCGTGATCCGTTAATTCTTCGTAAATTTCGCTATCCATAAGTACCTCCTGTCAACTACTTAACTACAGAACTACCCAACTATCCAACTACCTAACTTCTTCATCTCGCGGTGATTCATCACATCGCGGCAAACTTATCCATATCCAACAGAACAACCCGAACAGGATCAAAGCCAGAACAATTGCAGCACCTAGGTAAACCATCTTAAACGTTCCAACCTTCCAACGTTCCAACGTTCTAACGTCATACGCTCCACCCATGCGCTCGTGCTTCTACCTCTAACCTGTTTACTCGAACATCCAAAGACACCTCTTCATAACCACAATAAGTTTGGAAAGCAGATTCATCCCCATTGAAGTAATCAATATCGATGCTAAGACTCTGTGCTCCAAACTCAAGCCCGCGCCGGTTACCATCCGCGCTCCACTGCCAGAAGACCCAATCTTCCCAATCTCGAGGCTTCATGTTAGGAGAGTCATACGGGTTGCCCCAAGGTTTAGGCAAGCTGGTATAACGAGCGATCCATAAGTCAAGAGTCGGCCATAACGCCCTGGCAGCCACATAAGGATTCCAGATACTTGCCCGTGTATAGATTAGCGGCCACACCTCCAAATTGACATGGATGCGCCTGACAAACGCTTCCACACTGGCAGCCACCGACTCCGCGTTCATCCCACCATTCCTCTCAACATCCACAGCCGGGCGCAAGAGCGCGACCTTATCCAAGATCAAGTCACAGAAGAAGTCCGCTTGCACTGCCGGGTTGTGATTAGGCATAAAGAACCAGTAATAACCAACCGGCATGATCTCAGGTGCTAAGGATGCGTTACGCACAAACTGGGTGTCAGTATAGTTACGATCATAGATGGTTGACGAGTACCCAGCCCGAATAAAGGCATACCTGGCCCCCGCATCCCAAGCCTTTTGCCAATCCATCACCTTCTGGTAGTAGCTTACATCAATGCCTAGTAACATATTCCCATCCCTCTCAACGTTCTAACCTTCCAACGTTCAAACGTTCCAACGCTTAGACTCCCTCCGCCGCATCATCCACACCCACCGGCTCACCCGTGATCGGATTAAGGTCTATCCCAGCTGGCCGCCCCGGTCCCCTTGGTTCTTCTGGCTCCTCTGGCTCCCCTGGCTCCTTTGATTCCTTCGGCATCTTTGCTCCACGCTTCAATAATTCCTCGATGTCAACTACCTCCCCCGCGAAGCGATAAGCGATCCGGAGAAGTTCAACATCATCGATCAGCCCCCGATCCCTCAGCGCAGCGAAAGCCCCAATGATAGTGCCTGACGCTGCTGCTAGCGCAGCGTTATCTCTGCTGCTGATGTCTGTACCTGTGACCTTGATCTCCGCCTTGGGGTTGACTGTGCGATCGGTTTGCTTGCGCCGGCTGATAGCCACCCGTGCTAAGTCCTCCAACATCCAAAGAAAGAATACCTGGCGCTGTTGAAAGTGACGGAAGGTAGGACCGCCGGCGCTCTCCGCCGTGGTACGCGTCGCTCCCTCCGGCTCTGCTAAGAAGTGCATCGGGATCCCCGTGCCTGCGGCCACCATCTTTTTCAGCGAAAGCCCATCCTCCGCCGCCTCGAAGGAGGCCAGCTGGGGGGTGAGCACAGACCAGGTTTCCGACTCGTCTGTTACTAAGATGCTGCCGGGGTTGGGCGGGTCACGGTTGAGATCCGCCTGGCGTTGCAATCGCTCTGCCTGATTAGTAAACTTGGCCTTGACCCAAAACACAAACGTATTCCGGAAGCGATTCAACCGCGCCCGATCCTCCAACCAGGAAGCGTAACGAGACAACCAACGCAGCACCGGAGACAGATCAGACTCCCCGAACTTGGCTCCAACCGGACGGTTGATCGCATAGTGCAGCATCACCGGATTCCAAGCGCCGTCTTCATTCCTGAAATCCTGCTCGCTGTTGTATACTTGCCACCGCCGGCCTTCAAGGGAGACATTACCTGGGTGTTTGCCTGAGAAGGTCGGTTTTTCTATAACGAACAATTCCTGTTCGAGATCGTTTTCCGAGGTCTCAATCTCTTGCACATCCGCGGCCGGAACGGCCCGCAGATACGTCATCCCGGCCAGGTCGGTAGAGGCCACGATAAACAGCTCACCCGCCCGGCTCAGTTCGTCAGACCACTCGTACATGCGGATGGCCATCTTGTTAAGCGGGTGTTCCCACCATTCGGAAAGGAACTTGTTGGTTCCCTTGTGTGGAGATTGCACCCCGACTCCGCCCCCCACCACGTACTGAGTCATCATCCCCACCACGCGCCTGGCCAGCGGATTGACCCGCCACGCCTCCAGCGCATCCGCCAACACCTCATCCCGATCGTAGCCTCGCCGGTCCCTGGGGTAAGTGTCCGCTCCGTGCGCCGAGTAAGATCGATCCCGCGTGTCATCCAGCGCGCGCACAGCCAGATTCACCCGCTTGGTGATCGTTTTACTGAACAACCGCTCGAATATTCCCATTCTCTACTCTCTATTCTCGATTTTATGTGGGCCTAGCTTGGTAGCCCACTGTCCTCCCGCTAACTTCGCTCCAAGCAGCTCCTAGCCCTTGGCTAAGCGGGTTATAAGGTGTCAAAGTTATCTGTGTTCACCTGTGGTTATTCTCTACTCTCTATTCTCGATTCTCGCCTTGTGTTTGCATAGGCATTTGTACTGAGACAAACAACAACCACACAAGAAAGACTCCAAACAAACAAGCAGAAACCACAATCAACGACCCTACCACTAAACCAGGCTTACATTTACCGACGTAATCCTCATCCATCCTACTTCCGGTTCTTCTTAGCCAATCGCTAATTGCTAATTGCCAACCGCTGACCGCCAACTTTCACTTCGCCTTCAACACCCTCACCGCCCCTAGAGTGAGATTGTATAAATCGTCGATCGTGATCGGCGTGATCTGTGACTTTTTCGATACGATGTAATTAATTAATGCTTGAAAATCAGCTATCGATATATCGCCAACTCCAACTTTGTGTAAGTGAATTGTGCATATATAACCACCGACAATAGCAGCATCAATATAGCCCATCAACGTGGCTAGGGATTTACCTGTTGATGTGCATGAGGGTATTCGCCACAAATCACCGAACGGGAGGGCCAGTCTGATTGCGTTGCCTACCCAGTCTCTAGTTGTTCGCGCTGTTAATACCCCTAAATTAGTCATCGCCGTCCTGGTATCCGCATTCGACGCGCCCTGGGGAAAACAAAGATGATTCGCACCCCTCGATAATCCCCAATCCAAAAGTGCTGTTTTACCTGACAAAATCTCGGTTTCCTGCTGGGCCTCTGTTAGTGTCGTCAAATTCGTGTGTGTTTTAGTATGATTGCCAATTGCCCAACCATGGCTATCCAATTCCTGCAATTGCTGGTGAGTCATATAATTGGCTGTATCTACGTAGTCGGATATCGCAAAGCACGTCCCTCTGATGCTGTGAGGCAGCATATAAGAAAAGCAGTTATCATACTGCTCAATTGTGCCATCGTCAAAAGACAACAATATTGCCGGAACACCAATAATGCCGGCATACAGACTGTCAAAACTGATTGCCGGTGTTTTTCCGGCTGCTGCACCTCCAAATCTTACCTGCAAGCGAATGATTGGATTAGCCCACGATCCAGCCCCGATTGTTTCAAATTCGGTTTTGTGAGAAAATAATGGTGTCCATAAATTTTGGTTGTGTGTTAAATTGCTTATAGTAATATATTTCCTGAACGCATTAGAATAAGTGTCATGGTTGCTAAGATAAAGCATCACACTACCAGACCCATAATCTGCTGCCACATCGTGCATATAAAACCAGACTACAAAGCGTTCCAACGAACCACTCATATCCAGATTTACAATCTTCTCTATCGAGCACTGATTGGTATTGATGTCGGTCAGTTTTACACTTTGTGTGCCGGTTTTATAAATAATTTCATCGTCTGCCACCGTACCATCAGCGTCCGGCGTCCAATCCCCCGCCGTCTCAAAATCCTCGTACAGCGTACCTGCTGAGATCAGCAGGTTCTGCGGCAGGGTCTTGTATTTATTCTCAAAGGCCGGCATTTTCAGGTAAAGTTTGCTCATTTCTCGCGCAGCTTCTTCAGGTATTCTTTCACCAAACCCCGCAGGGTGACCCTTCTCTTGTCCGGTTGTGCCTCGAGCTCCTGCACGATCTCCCGCAGCGCATCCTGGATTCTGACCTCGGGCTGCATGCTGAGACCCAGGATCAAAGCATGCCCAAAAGCGGGGCTTCTAACCAGGAACTTCTTAGTGACAGGTATCCGTTGCGGCATCTCTTTCGCGCTCTTTCGCTTTTTCGTGCTCTTTCGCGCCCTTTCACGCCTTTCGTGATCAAACGCTGAGCGAAATCCATCCCACGCCCTCCCCGTTCACCGAAGCATCCACCATGAGCGCAGAGAGATTGCCGACCCAATCAAAGATCACCACATCCCCGGCCGCCAGGATGATCCCGGTCGTCGAGGATACCGAACCGTCGCCAGCATTGCCGAGATAGATATAGCCGGTGTTCGCTGGCTTGGCCTTCACCATCAAAGGCCCGTTGATCATCTGGTCGCCGAGGGCCAGTTCGGTTCCCGCCGTGGTTACATTCTTCTGTCCTGAAATCGCTGCCATAACTTAAATCCTCCAATATCATTCGTTCTGGTTAGCATAGTTTCCAACGTGGGGCTTCGCGCCCCACACCCCGGCGGGGGGAGACTTTCTCCCCCCGGCCCCCCGGCTTTTTGGCACGGGACTGTCTGGTCTCTTGACCGTGGCTTGCTTTTTTCGCCTGGGTTAGCATACGAGTCTTGCTCCGGCTATCTTTCGAACGCAGACCTCGCCCCTCGCCGTTACCGGCGGCTCCGGGCTCGGGATCCTGGGGGAGACCCCCAGACCCCCCTCGAACGTGGGGCTTCGCGCCCCACACCCCGGCGGGGGGAGACTTTCTCCCCCCGGCCCCCCGGCTTTTTGGCCCGGGACTGTC